GAGTAGTTCATATGTCACGTTCTGATGCTTCATATATTGATTATAAGAGCGGATCATTTTCTCAAGCTCTGACACTCCCCACCCTGCGAATTGACCTCTGATGATTGAAGGAGCTTCCTTATTCTTAAGCTTGATTACATTATCTTTATGAAGTTTATGACCATAATAATTGTATGGGCAGTCTGATCCTTCAAGCTCTGATAGTCGATCCATCTCTTGATTGGATGAAGCGACATAAGCTAATTCCCACCTATCAGCGGGATAAAATTCGAGTGGAGTATTTTCTTTTATCGAATTTATGTTGAAAGGTGCACTCATATTTTGACCAGCGTTTATGATAATCCCAGCGCCACCATACAGCCTTGCCCATTTTAGGGCTTGTGAGTAATTTATGAGAACATCTTTTTCATCCAAATATGCCTGAAGCTCATCAATATCATCTTGGCTTAGTTCAGGACATTTTATTATGATCCCCCCGCGAAAAGCATCGTCAATCGGTTGATCGATTACCACCTGGATGATTCCGTGCTCAAAGTAGGTCTGAGAAAGGAGCATTCTGTTATTTGTAATTGCGCTGTATCTGTTGTTATACATTAGCGAGTCTGCTTGACTTAAACTTGAGCCGATTGAAGTCATGAAGTCAGTCATGGAGTTTTCATGCAAGATCGGATTTTCTTTTTTCTTTTTAGCCATTATCATCCCCTTATTTTTAAAAATAGTATTACATCACGCCTTCATCGTATATCGTTATTTTTCTTCTAATGAGATCATCAAGAGCATACCTAATCGCATCAATCATGTGATTAAAATCATCAATAACAATAGGTATAATCTCGTTTGTTCTTTTATCAATTTTAAATGAATATCTTTTAAATTCTTCCATTGTATGGATACAACTGGGATGAATTATAATTTTTGTAAAGCCTTTGATCGCCTCTATTCCGTCTTCTACTGAACCAGGCCATTTTTTTGCACCCTCTATATTCCACCCTTCATTTTTCAGATAAGAGATAGTCTCTGGTCGTGCGCAATCTGCTTTTATTTTATAATGTTTTCCTGCAATAATTGACCTTATCATAGACCCTAATTCATTTATTTCAACGTGGTGTCCATAGGCTTCTTTATCGATATATAAGTTTGTACCTTTGATAAAGCATCTAACCACAGTTGAAGGATCATTAGCAAAACCAAAGTCCATGCCATGGTAAAAACATTCAACCCCTTCTGAGGAGAAATCCTCGACGACAAAATTGCCTTTAAATACCTGGGCGTCTGATACCGTTCTTAGTTCACCTTCCCACACGTGTAGATATTTTTCATAATCAGTTGCTCTTAAATGGAGCCTTTCCTTTTCTAGAACTTCAGGAAAATATGGATTATCATTATAATTTACTTTTCTCACTACGCTGTCTGGCTGGCCCGTCACCACGAACATTTGATAAACCGGATCATCCTCATGGGTAGGGTTAAAAGTTATTATAATTTTACTTTTTGGTTTTCTGATAGTAGGGATAAGAGTATCCCAGGAATTCTGGCTAACCTTATCTGCTTCTTCAACCCAGCATATATCGATACCTTCAGTTGATTTTACTGACTCTATATTATGAGCGAGTCCTTTGAAGAAAAAAACACTATCATTGCAGTTGCATTCTATAAGAGAGTTTTTTAGGCTGAAAAATCTCTGTAAATTATATTGATAAATTATCCCCTTGAGGAGTGAGTAGACAGATTCCATAATAGAGTTTTGCAATTCTCTCGCACATAGTATTTTATGAGTGCTCATCAAAGCAACACATACTAAAAATCTAGCGATCGAGTGAGATTTACTTGATCCTCTACCACCGTAATAAACATAATACCTATGATCTTCTATAAGACGATTGAATGCCTTTGGTACGAGGATTTCATTTTTATGCTTCATTATTCCCAACGAAGCCAAAGGTTACAATCGGTTGATCGCTTGAAACCTCTGCTTGAATCTCTGCGGTTGTTTTTTCAGACCAACCATTTAAATTTTTCAAACAAAAAATTAACATCTGCGTGTTGACAGGTGTTTTCATAGCTTCAACAAGTGCCCTTCTTACAAGGTCGTATCTTGTAGGCATTAGGAATTGCCGCTGGAACTCGACAAAACCAGTATTGAAATGCTTTGTTATAAGACGAGTTATAGTTCGCTCTGACACCCCGAAAAAAGCGGCTGTATCCTCAAGGGTAGGACGCATCCGCATTAGATTCTTTAGCTGTTCTAAGTCTATATCTTTAGCTGGCCTCCCTCCTTTTGGTAGGTCAGCAAAACGGTTTCCCTGTTTATAATTTTTAGGCATATTAAATTCCCTTAATAGGTACTTTGATGATTGGATTGATGTCGTATGAGTTTACCGACATTTTGGAGGACATCGCCCCTCCTTTGCCTGTCGCTGATTTTACAATTTTAGTTCCCCATTTTTTTTGAAATATTTTTAGTTGCTGCTTTTCAAATTCAATATTCCTAAAAGTAGCACACCCGCCTTTGTTGTTATGCTGTTTAGGAAAATAATGAAAAAAGTTACATCTCATCACCCTCCTGTATTTATTGAGCACTTGAAGCGTCAAGTCATAATCTTCTTTCAACGGTAGCGTCTCATCATAGCGAAGGTCAAGATTATTGAAGCCCTGCCATGGACCGCCAAGAAAAGAGTTGAAAGAGAACGGGGCGGTCTCTCTATAAGAAAGTTTATCGTTATTAGGGAGTACCCCCCAAAATTTTATACCTGCATCATCTGTCAGTTGAAACATAACATCTATAAATCTCATTATAGCGTCAGAATCAAGGATAATCCTTTTATTGCCATTCCATATACCAAACCGTGTATGATCATCGTCAACGGTTACTATTTTTTTATCTTCTCCGGGCGCGTGGTCCAAAATATAATTTCTTATCCTTGAGGTATTGCCCTGTGCGGTGTCGGGAACGAACCAGAATTTATCGTGCTCGCCTGATTTTAAATAAGACTCTTTCTCGGCCTCTGCTACCACATAAATCACCTCAGGAATAACTAAATGTGTTGATTTGCCGACAGGTCTTTTGTATGAAGGAGAATATATCTTAAACATTGGTCATCCTTCTCAGATATTCAGCGCCGTCTACAATGCGGCCTGTGCCTATGGATTGTACCTTCCCATCTTGAAAAGTATTAGCCTTAGAGGATATATTGAAATGCGTCTCTGCTTGGAGCCAATCAATCTCATGATTGAATAGAAGGACAATATAATTATTAGATTCACCGATGAATTTTGAGAATTGAATCTCTCCGTGAACCTCTTCCTCTGGTTTGTTAGGTTCGAGGTCATTGGGCTGTTCCCAGTCATTGTCGTTAAAGCCTATTGCCTCAAGATTGAAACCATCTTTTTGAAGGGCTGCCAATGTTTTATTAAGATCTTTATTCCATTCGCCAAGCTCACTGGTACGGTTATCAGCAAGAGAGAAAGCGGTTGCTTCTGAGCCTTTTAAGTCTTGCCTGATAGCTTTTATCTTCGTCCACTTCATCTCGATTGCGGCCTGTAATCTACCGTGGCCAGCGAGTATCATATTGTCATTGTTGATTACGATCGGATGAACTTGTCCCCATCTTGTAAAAGATCCTTTGATGGCATCAATGTTTTTCCTGTCGTGGTCACGCATGTTATTGGGATCTTTTATAAGAGAGGATATCTCAATCATTTCGCAATCGTGGGAATTAAGTTGCTCCATATTTATCCTTAATGTTTGTTTTGTTTGGTAATTCTCAATTTATCATAACAATATTTGAGGGATAAAAACCATGTCTTAAAAACAATATTCATATTTTATAGCTGTGATATCAAAATCTTACAAAATATATTTCAGTTTTATTGACAATATGTCGATTAGTCATGTATGGTTGGCAAGTGGTAGTTGCCAAGTGTCAAGGTCCAACAACAAACGAAAGGGTTATCAAATGAAAATATTCAAAGTCACAATAAAAATTCAAGGGCTCATGGGAACAACCGAAAGAGTATATGAGATTAAGGCTAAAACTTGGGACTCAGCTCAAAAAAAAGCATTTGCGATCATTGGTAATCAAACTGGAGAAATAATCTCAATCTTGCAGTCAGGTATTTGTAAATAACTGTAGAGCATAAAGATACAACAACAAAAGAGAGGAATTTAAAAATGAGTAATCACCGTAAAAACCTATCTCTAATGAAATTAGATGAACTTGAAAGTGCCATTGAATTATATAGATCGGCTCTTGATGATAAATTATCACCTGATGCTAAAATCGCACTCTATGAAGAGATCGAAAGATTATATGACTTCGCATTTTTATCAGAAAATGAGGTTTTAGGTGCTCGATAATAACTGTCGAGCATAACTATATAACAACAACAAACGAGAGGAATTTACACATGAAAAAAGCAACAAAAGAAATCAAAGTTATCGACAGAAATCTCCCCGCTGAACTAGAAGGTATTGATGCCAAGGATGAGGAGAAAAAGCTCAAAGCAGAACTCAAGTCAATTGCTGATAAAGTTGATACGGTCAAAAGATTGAAAAGAGCTGCGGCACATGAGGCTTGGAAATTAAAGCAAAAAGCAAAAAGAGAGGCTTTGAAGCTTGAAAAACAAAAGGCTCCTGAAGTTGTTGAACCAAATATTGATACTGTCGTCAAGCAGGTTGAATCGCTAGCAGCTGACATCTATTGTCTCCTTAAAGTCGTCCGTGATGGTGGCAGTGTACTTAAGGTAATAAGAAAAGATAAAGTTTGGTATCTAGTTAGCCAATCAAAAAATGTTTTTGGGACTAATACTGATATTATCTCAGAACATGCGGATAGTGGATTAGCTGCACAGGCGCTGGCAAAACACCTTCTTCAGACCATAAAAGATTTAAAATAACTTATGGCCCTTCGGGGCCACTCAGAAAGGATTTTTTGTGAAAAAGAAGCCACTCACTAATGTGCAAAAATTGCGTGAGATCATGGAATTTTCCAACTATGGTGCACTCGCTCAAATGTTTATTATTGATGCTATTTATAAAGTTGCTGACACCGTCTCAAAGACTGACCCCAATAATTATGATCGGGAAAAATGGTGTTTTATCTCGCCCGAAGATTGGGTGGGTGTTGCAAATGAAATAAAACAGAAGCTCGATGAACACCTAAAAAATGAGAGGGAGTCATAATTAAAATGATCGCCACAAATTTATGGACAGTAGTTATTTTTATTATTGGCTGTTGCATCATTCAATTTTTTGTCCCAATGTGTGTTGAAAAATTGATGCTTGATGACCAGCCTAAACCGGAGGTTATTGATGAGAAAGTACAAGATAGTAAGGTACTACCGGGATCTTGAGTCAAGTAGAACAATTAAGACGGGCTTAACTTTAGAAGAGGCTCAAGCGCATTGTAGGGATATCGAGACAAGCTCAACAACTTGCACGACTGCAAAGGGGAAGGCCAGAACCAAGCGTGTAGGTGCATGGTTTGACGGCTACACCGTTCAAAAATAGAAAGGATCAAAATGGTATTTTTAAAAGTCTGCGCTTTTTTCATGATATCAATTTCAATTATTTTGGTATTGTTCTTTTACTATACGTCTAAAAAATTGAAGAAAACAAGATTCAAAAACCACTTATTTTAGTTAGGATTACATGCATGAAGATTGCACTAAAAATC